TGACTGTGAAGTGTCAACAGGTCTGCCGGGAAAGTTCTCCGCCGGCCACCGGCCGGGGACTACCGATCATTGGATCAACTCGGAGCGACAGGTCGGGTCGTAGTTCTTCTGGACCGCGTTTGCCGGAGTTCCGGTCCGCTTCATCGAGGTGAAGAAGTCATCAGCCTCGATCTTGGTGGAGAAGCGTCGGACGAAAGTCTGCATTTCTCCGGCCCGGACTTCGGAGTATTCAACCTCGTAGATGTCGGTTCCTGCGACCTGCATGGGGCGTCTCCTGTCTGGGGTAGGGTGCCCGTCTTTCCGGGCTGTCAGCTTTAGCTTCCTGCCTCCCTGATGTCTGGCGGATCGGAGAACCGATCTTTTCGAGTTGGCCCACCGTTCGGGCTCGTCCCCTAGCTCTTGCATCCGGTGCGTCTGGCTTGCCTTACAAGAAGAACAATACAGTCTTGACTGTGAAGTGTCAACAGGTCCGCCGGGAAAGTTCTCACGTGCCGTACGCTGGGGATGACGAACCGGAGGAGTCCTGATGCCTGACCTGTGTCCCTGGGACGTGGACCCGACCGACCTCGGGGTGTGCTCGACCTGGGCGGACTACCCGGAGACGACCCAGGAGGCCGCGCTGTCGATGGCGACGCTCTACCTCTGGGGCGTGACCGGCCGGCGCTTCGGCCTCTGCCCGCTTACTGTCCGGCCGAGTCAAACCCGCTGGGACCCGGTGGCCTACCAGGCGTTCCCAGTCTGGCCGGGCCAGGAGTCGAATGGACCCAGCGGTCCGTTCCTGTTCGGCGGCCGTTGGTTCAACGCCGGTTGCGGCACGGCCTGCTGCGGCGCGCGGGCGTGCGCCGTGGTGCTGCGCGGCCCGGTCGCCAGCATCGACGAGGTGTTGGTCGACGGCGACGAGGTGCCCTCCAGCGCCTACCGCGTCGATGTGACCGACGGCACGTATCTGCTGGTCCGAGTCGATGGCGAGTGCTGGCCGGTGTGCCAGAACTTCAGCCGCGAGACCGACCAGGACGGCACGTTCGAGGTCGCGTACCGAATCGGTAGCGAACCGCCGGCCGCGCTGCTGATCGCCGCCGCGCTGCTGGCCTGCGAGTACGCCAAGGGCCTGACCGGCGGCGCCTGCCGCCTGCCGGCCCGGATGACCCGGCTCACCCGCCAGGGCGTCGAGGTCGAGGTCGAACCGGCCAGCCCGGACGAGGGCCGGACCGGCATCCGCGAGGTGGACGACGTGATCGCCTCGCTGAACCCAAGCCGCCGGCAGCGGCCGCCGTTGCTGCTCTCGCCCGACCTCCCCGAACGGTGCGACCGGGTGACCGTCGTGCCGGTGGGTGGCTCCTGATGGCCCTCGCTGATCCGGTCGTGATGCCGATCGCACGTGAGCTGTTGGAGTGCTACGACCTGGAGCTGATGAAGGTCGAGCACCCGCCGTTTTACGTCCAGCTCCGCCCGGGCAACGTGGTGGCGCACCTGCTTTCGACCACCGATGACGAGTGCTGCCAAGGTCTGGCCTGGGTCCGGCCTGCTGCGTTCTTCCCCAGTTCGGCCACCTTCCCGATTCAGGACGAGGCACCGCAGAAGACCGGCACCCGGTCGTGGGCGATCACTCTGGAGCTGGGCGCGGTTCGTTGCGCGCCGACACCGGACGGCAACTCGATCCCGAGCGGGCCGGCATGGGACACGGTGGTCCAGGAGGTGATGGACGACGCGTCCGCCATGCGACGCGCGATCTGCTGCTTCATCGACGCCAGGCAGGGCCGCGCAGGCCGGGTGCTGCCGGGTATCTGGCAGCCGCTCGATGTCCAGGGCGGCTGTGTCGGTGGCATTCTGCCAGTGACCATCCAAGGTCCGGCGTGCGACTGTGCTGACGCCGGTATGGTCTCCTCATGAGCGAATTTCAGCGGTCCAGCTTCTGTGCCGCCGGCGCGTGCGTCGAGGTCGCGTTCGAGAAGTCGTCCTTTTGCGCGGACCGCACGTGCGTCGAGGTGGCTGCCGGCCCTCAGGCTGTGCTGATGCGCGACGCTCTCGGAACCGTGTTGAATCTAGAGCCGGCCCAGTGGAGCGAGTTCTTGGCCGGTGTCGCGGCCGGCGAGTTCAACTAGCCTGGATAGCAGGTAGCCCCGAGGAGGTCGGTACTCTCTCGGGGCCACCGCTCGTTCTGGGTGAAACCTTACAGCCGTGCCGTCCATGATCACAATAGGTCTGAGGATTTAGTCGAGAGGCAGAGGTTTCTGGGCATCCCCAGCTCGCCCGATTCCGGTGTCCCGGGGGCGGGTCTCTGCCTCTCGGCCGTCAGGGACTCGGTTGCGTCCCACACGTCTCTCCGTGGTGTCACGGCACTCTCAGGCCGTTCTCGGCGGCTTCCTGCGCGTACCGGCCCTAACTTCTGCCGGCGGACCTGCGTGCAAGCCACGAAGCACTCTCGGTCGTGCGTGGTCCGGACTCGAACCGGAGCGGATCTCCATAGGCTTTAACGAGCCAACCGGGTCACGTACACTCATGTTCCACGCGAGCCAGGTTCCCGCCCGGCCCCGCCCAATCGATCCATACCCGCTGGTCAAGTGCGGGAACACCTAACCGTGCAACCGTGGTCCGTCTGGGCAAACCGCGCGCTGTCAGGTCTCGAACCTGGTTTGCCGGCCTTGACCTCCCCGCCGAAACGGATCACTGATCGCACCGGGACAGCGCCCTCCACCGCTCGCTACCGCCAGGTTTCCGGTGGACCTCCCTGGGCCGGGTTTGCCGTGGTCGTCCTCAGACGTTGCCGCGACCGTTCCGTTGGGTGTCCATCCGCCCGTGTTGCGTCGACGGCCTTGTTTGCCCTTTGCCTAATCGTAAGACAAGGCGGCGCTCTCACCGCCTTGTCTTACGAGAAGAACATTACCGTCATGCCGGGGAGGTGTCAAGCGGTAACCTGAGAAACATGGTCGCCCACACGCTCCGGCTCGACCGCGCCCAGCTCCAAGGCGTGGGGATGAAGCGCGCTAAGACCCTGGTCACCAGGGCCACCCGGCGCACCTTCAACCGCTCCCAGGTGCTGGCCCCCGTGGATACCGGCTTGCTCCGGGCCAGCGGCAAGATGAAGGTTGGACCGCGCGGCGCGATGTACGTGGGCCAGGTTGAGTACACCGTCGACTACGCGGCCGCCGTACACAACGGTCGGCGCGCGCTGACCATCCGGGCCAAAGGCGGCGGCAGGATGCGCTTCGTCATGGACGGCCGAGTCGTGTTCGCCCGCTCGGTGCACCAGCCGGCGCGGGCCGCCCGGCCCTACCTCGCTGACGCGCTACGCGAGGCCGCCACCGAGGCGGGCTTCCGGGTGACGATCGGCTGATGGATCCAGTACTGCGCGCCTCGATCATCTCGCTGATCACCGGCCTGATCCTGCTCGCCCTGGTGCTCGGACTGTGGATCTGGCACTGGCCGCATTGAGATGGCCGGTAACTTTGAAGTAAGGTGACACCATGACCGAACAGGAAACCCCGGAGCATCCGGTGGTCGAGATCCAGTTCCGGGGCCGGCAGATGTACGTCAGGATGCCCAGCCCGGAGCAGTTCCTCGTCTGGCAGCGCACTGTTAAGAAGCTTCAGAACTTGGAGACGAACAACTGGAACGCTACCCAGGTGATGGACGCCCTGGAGCGCGGACGCAAGATCATCGACTCCGTGATCGTCAACCACACGGACATCGAGTGGATCGACGACCAGATGCTGGAGGGCACTCTCGGTTTCCCCGAGACCGCCCAGATTATCCAACTGACCACGGTCGCGTTCCAGGAGGCGGCTGAGCAGGACGGCAACCGCGAGCAGCGTCGCGCGATCAAGAAGGTCGCACCCGCCAAGAAGGCCGCGCGCCGGAAGCCGGCGGCCGCCTCATGAGCGCCGTCGGAGAATGTGGTCGGGTCTATCCGACCCGACCGGGTGAGCGGGTGATCCGGTGTGACCTGCTCAAGGGCCACACGGGGGACCACGAAGAGACCGAGACCGGAGTCCACTGGGCCGAGCCGCAGGCACCAGAGGGCAGCCGCGAGTGGATCGCGCTCCAGTTCTCCGACCGTCACCCGGCCACCGTGCACCTGCTCCGGCTGTTCGCCTGGAGTCATCTGCCGGCGCGCCTCGGCCTGATCAGCCGATCGTGTGGACTGCTCGCCATGGAGATGGCCGGCGCGTTGCAAGACGGCCCGGAGCTGTCTGCCGGCCTCCGGCACCACCTCGAAGCCAAGGACTGCTTCGTCCGCCAAGCCCTGGAGGGCTGATGACCGAGCCTCGCCAGATGGTGTTCAAAGATGACGCGCCCGAAGACACGTCGGACGGGTTTCACACGTTCGGGGAGCTATACGACCACCGACGCGCGCTGACCGCCGTGCTGGCTATGGCTTTCGCTGAGGCGGCGGGCTCCGCTGGCGCCTGGCGGAGCAAGGCGCATCACCCCAAGGACAGCCCGATGTTCGAGGGCGGGTACTTCATTGTGGGGATCAACCTCCCCACGGGAGTGATCACCTATCACTACAAGCTCTCGCACTGGGACGACTTCGCGGCCGTGCCTGAGCTGGAGCACGCGCCTAAGTGGGACGGCGCGACCCCGGCCGACACTGTGACCCGGTGCCTGGAGCTAGCCCGCTCGCTGGCCGAATGAATAGCCGGGGGCGCCGGACCCAGCGGCGAGCCGACGAACGGCGCGCGGCCAAGGTTCGCCGTCGCGAACTGATCGTCATCCAACGGAGCTATCGGGCCAAGCAGCGCCGTGGACGTTGACCCGATCGCCTCGATGCGAATCTGGGCGGTAGATGTCCAGGTCGGGGGACATACGTTCGAGGTCCCCCCGCTGCCGGCCGCCGACTGGATGCCCACTCTGATCGACGGCGACCTCTCCCAGATTCTTGACCTATTAGAGTCAACCACGATCGACGTGGACGAGCTGATCCTGACCGGATCAGTCTCCGGGGAAGATCTGTCCGAAGCGCTGCTCGATGCTGTCGAGGCGGCCGCCGGCCGGCCGTTCCAGGCCGCGTACGTGCTCGCCCAGGTGGCTGCCGCTCACTGGGGCCGGATCGGCGGCCGGCTCGCACAGCGTGGCTTCCGCTGGGACCTGATGCCGCTCGGTGCCGCGCTCGACGCGATCTACGCGATGGTGGTCGAGAACATGAAGGACGCCGACCTAGCCAAGTTCGAGGCGCTGCTCAACAAGCCGCCGAAGCTGGCCGGCGGCAAGCGTCGCGCGGTGGACCTGGAGAAGGCCATGGACGAGTTCGAGTCGATCGCCGGACCGCGCCCTACGGCAGGCGTGAAATCCACCGGCGCGCCGTCCGATAATGCACGCCCCAAAACTCAGCAACGGCGCCGGCCGCCCCGCCAGGACGACCCGTAGCGCGCGCCCAGGTCGCCACCCGGCCCACCCGCTGAAAGTGATCTGCTGGCCAGCTCCGGGCACCTGATGGGCGCGGCGCGGCCAGCATCCGGTATTGCGCCTCTCCCTCCCCGGCAAGCGCGCTCGCGGCTACCGAGGCGAGCTGACGTACGGGGAGCTGAGACAGTACGGTCGCCGTGATGGGCTGGTTGTTGCGTGCCCAGACGACCAGGCCCCGGATCTCCGGGCGCTCGGTGCCCTCGCTCAGGTAAACGTCCACAGTCCAGGGGAAACCTGGGTCGGTGAGTTGCACCATGGCACCGGTGTTGGATACCTGGGCTTGTGAAACGTCCATGCGGCCAGCCTAGCCCAGGTGCCCCCTCGTTTCAGATCGATAGGGCGACTACGCTGGGCACGTGACAGATGTCGGTAGTGCTCGCGTTGAGGTCACGGCCGATGTCCGAAACTTCGCCCGGCAGGTCGAGCGTGAGCTGAACACGACCTTAGATCGCATCCGAGTCGATCCGGTCGACGTGCCGGTTGAGGTGGACCGGGACGCCGCGCGTCGTGTCGGGGAGGATGTCGGCCGAGATCTCGGCACCGGTGCTGGTCGCGAGGGCGGGAAGAGTTTCACCAAGTCGTTCCAGAAGAACACCGACGAGAACGGCATCCGCCGCTTCCTCGCCGGTCTGTTCGGCCGGACCGGAACCGACTCGGCTACGTTGTTCGCCAACGCGCTGACCGGCGGCATCACCAAGCTGATCAAGCCGGCCCTTATCAGCGTCGGTGCGAGCCTGGCTGCCGGCCTCGCGGCGATCGCCGGCCCCGCGCTCGGTGCGGCCATCGCCGGCGGCATCATCCTGGGGGCCGGCCTCGGCCTGGCCGGGCTCGGCGCGGTGCTGTTGAAGGAAGAACCCGCGCTGGTCGCGGCGGCTACCCGTTTGACAGATTCTGTCAAGAGCGTCTTTACCAAGGCCGCTCAACCGCTGTTGAAGCCGCTCGTCGACTCGCTCAAGGTGTTCCGGGACCTGGTGATTCAGATCGGCCCCGAGGTCAAGGGCGCGTTCAGCGATCTGGCGCCGGCCATCGTGCCGTTCGCCCAGGGCCTGGCCGGCTTGGTCGAGAAGACCCTCCCCGGTTTCCGCGACCTGATCCGGGCTTCCGTACCGTTCTTGCAGGGCATGGCCACCGTGCTGCCCGGGCTCGGTCAGTCGATCAGCAACTTCCTGGGCAACATCGCGGCCAGCGGCCCGGCCGCCACGATCTTCTTCCAGGATTTCGTCAAGGGAACCGGCGCGCTGATCCGCAACCTCGGGGAGCTAATCGGCTGGCTGGCCAACGCCTACGTCGCCGTGAAGAACTTCCTCGGTGGCTTCGGCCCCGGATTCTTCGACCGCGCGGTCCAGGCGATCCGGACTCTGGTGCTGAACGGCATCAACTACGTGGTCGGCCACCTGCCCGACTTGATCGACAAGTTCCTGGAGATGAAGTCGGCCGTCCTCAACGCGGCCGTTGATCTCGCCCTGGGCATCGCCAACGCGCTACCGACGATCATCCCGAGCGTCATCAACTCGATCATCGAGATCGTGGCCAAGATGGTCAGCGGCCTAGTCCAGGCCGCGCCCAAGATCGTGGCCGCCGCCGGCGCGCTGATCAACGGGCTGGTGGACGGGATTCTGAAGGCGCTCCCCACGTTGCTTCCGGCCGTGATCCAGATCGCCACCACCCTGGTCACCGGCATCATCGGCCTGATCCCGATCATCATCAACGCAGGCCTGCGGTTGGTCCAGGGGCTGATCGAGGGCATCCTTGGCGCGCTGCCGTCGCTCTACACCGCATTGATCACTGCTGTCCCGCAGATCGTCTCGGCGCTGATCAACGCCGTTCCTCAGCTCGTCCTGTTGGGCAGCAATCTGTTGCTGGCCATCGTCCAGGGCCTGAGCAACGCGCTGCCTCAGTTGATCTCCGCCTTCCAGACCCAGGTCATCCCGGCCCTGTTGAACACGCTCTCTACCCAAGGTCCGGCGCTGCTGGCTCAGGGCGTCTCGATGATCAAGCAGTTAGCTCAAGGTCTGATCAACAACATCAGCCTGATCGTCGACATCGTGACCAACCAGATCATCCCGGCCATCACTTCGGCGTTCCAGAACAACCCGCAACTGCTGCAGGCCGGCATCGCCGTTCTGCAGACCCTGCTCGATGCCTGGGTCCAGAACTTCGGCCTACTCACCACCTGGATCACCGGAACCCTGATCCCGCAGATTACCGCGTTCTTCCAGAACAACCCCGGCATCATCCAGGCTGGGGTCAACATGCTCGTGACCCTGGTCAACGGCCTGGCACAAGCCCTGCCGGTGATCATCGGATTCGTCTCCAGCACCCTGATCCCGGCCGTGACCCAGGCCGTGATCGCCAACGCCCCGCAACTGCTCGCGGCCGGCGCACAGATGATGGCCGCTCTGACCCTGGCGTTCGTCCAGGCGATCCCGAGCCTAATCGGGGCAATCCTGAAGATCAACGCCGCGATCACTTCTGCGGTGCTCTCGGTGCTCGGTGCGCTGGTTGCCGCCGGCACCCGGCTGATGCTGGGCTTCTTCGCCTCGATCGTCTCGACCGGTCTCGGCGCGGTCGGCTCCGCCATCGGCGCTGTACGCAACGCCATCGTGAGCGCGGCCAGCGCGGCCGGGTCGTGGCTGACCAGCGCCGGCCGCGCGGTGGTCAACGGCCTGGTATCCGGCATCCGGGGAGCGATCGGCGCGGTCAGTTCGGCGCTCGGCTCGATCCGCAACGCGGTCACCGGCGCGTTGTCCGGGGCGGCCGGCTGGCTGGTCAACGCCGGACGGCAGATCATCAACGGCCTGATCTCCGGCATCGAGGCCGGCTTCGGTCGCGTCCGTTCGATTCTCGCCTCGCTGACCTCGCTGCTCCCCGACTGGAAGGGTCCGGCCGAGGTCGACAAGAAGATCTTGGAGGACTCCGGCCGGATGGTCATCGCCGGCTTCGGACGAGGCATGTTGTCCGAGTTCGGCGCGATCAAGAAGCAACTCGGCGACTTGACCGGCGACCTGCCCAGCTTCACCGCCGGACCGGTCAAGGGTGGCGACGGAGCAGCTTCCGCCAGCCCGAGCGGCAACGTCACCGTGACGCTTCAGGCCGGCGCGATCCAGATCACCGGCCAGGGTGCGGACGCCGGGAACCAGGCCGCCGAAGCCATCCTCGAACGACTCGCGCAAGCCAACCTGATGAGGTAGGACAAATTGGCCTCGATCACTACCTTGCGCCCGTCCTCCACCACCTCGGGGGTCGGCTGGAGCGCCGTGCCCAGCGGCAGTCTGGACGAGGTGACCTCGGACGACAACGACTCCACCTACGCCTTGTGGTCTGGAGCCGGCTCGACCATGATCCTGGCGACCCCGCTGGACTCGCCGCCGATCGGGGAGCGACGACACCTCGTGCGCCTGCGCGCGCGAGGCGAGGACGGCAGCGCCTGGTGGGCCGTGCGCCTCGCCTCCGGGCCGCTGGTCGCCGGTGCGTCCGCCACGTTTCCTTCCTCCCCGGGCACCGTGGTCGGATCTTGGGGCGCCGGTGCGCCGGCCGACGGCCCGACCGTGCTCAGCGCCTACGTCACCGGCCAGTCCAGCGGCGTCCAGATCAACGAGCTGTATTTGGACGTTGACACCCGCGAGGCTCCGACCTTCACCCCACAGATCCTGGACGGCTCCGGGGCGGTCACGACTTCGATCAGTGACACGGTTACCCCTACTCTGCGTGTCAACGCGCTCGACCTGGATGGCCTGCTGGCCCGGCAGTACCGCTTCTGGGTGACCCAGTTCGGCTCGACCGTCTGGGACACCGGCATCGTCTCCGGTGCTCCGATCAACCGCGCGACCAGCCCATTGGCCAACGGCTCGTACACCGCTCACTTCCAGGTCTGGTCCACCCTGGGCAGCAACACTCCGTACCCCTCGGCCGAGCAGACCTTGGCATTCACCATCACCGTTGGTGATGTCCCGGCGCCGGAAGCACCGACCGTCACCGAGGAACTGCCGTTCTACCGGATCGAGGTCTGTGCGCCGGACTTCACCCCGTTCGATGACGACCTCGGCTACATCGAGGTCCAGCGCGTCGACTGCCCGCACGCCGGATACCTCACGCTGCCGGGTACCTCCGGCTCGTACGCCAGCGCGCCCGACCTGATTGACACCACCCGCTATACCTTCGACGCCACCAGTCAGGGGTGGGTGGGCGAGGGAACCACCGTGGTCGCCCGCGTGACCACGCCCGTGCACGATGGCGCCGGCTCGTTGCGCGCGACTAAGACGCTCCCCGGATCCGGGGTGGGTGAGCTGAGGTTCAACGATGGAATCGTGGTGGATCGCGACATCTACGCCGCTGGTCCCACGCTGTCCGCCTGGGTGCTCGTGCCGACCGGCGCGGCCGGCTTCGGTTGGACCGCGCACCTGGAGCTGCAGAGCGAGCTCGGCGTCTGGAGCGCGGGCACTGACTTCCCGCTGACCCCGGGCACCTGGGCGCGCGTCACCTTCAGCCCGAGCTCGGCGCTGCTGGCCAACTGCCGGGCCATTGGGGTCAGTGTCAGTGGCCACGATGTCGGAGCCTCACAGTCGGTCTACATCGACACCGTGGTCCAGGGCGACGCACCGTTCCTGCTTCCGCCGACCGACCTACAGATCACCGTCAAGGCCTGGCGCGCCGACGACTGGCGACCGGCTACCGACCAGACCCTGGTGGCCAAGTACGTGACCACTGGCAACCATCGGTCCTGGCGGCTCGCGCTCGACGCCGACGGCGGGGGCGACCCGGCGCTGGCCGGCCGGCCGTTCCTGATCTGGAGCGCCAACGGCACAGCCACCATCACGGCCGCCGCGACCGAGCGCGCGCCAATCGACCCCACTGGCGCGGTCAGCCTGCGCGCGCTGCTCGACGTGAACAACGGGGCCGGCGGCTGGACCGTCACGTTTCAGACCCTCGATGAAACGGACACCTGGATCCAACTCGGTGCCCAGATCAGCGGTGTCGGCACCTCGGCGATCTTCTCCAGCTCCGAAGACTTCGAGGTAGGCGCGTACCAGGGTGGCACCCTGGAACGATTCGAGGGCCGGATCTACTCCGTCGAGATCCGCGACGGCGCGGCCGGCGACATCCTGGCTGATCCGGACTTCAGCGTCTGGCCGGCCGGCACCGACACGTTCACCGACGAGGCCGGGCTGCTCTGGACGATCAACGGTGACGCCGCGCTGACCAGCTCACAGACCGCGACGAGCATCGTCATGTTCGGCCCGATGGTCACCGACGAGTGCGCCGAATGGCTGGACTTCACTCTCCCCCGATCGGGCATGGGCCGCACCTGCGACCACGACCCGGAACCGTGCTGCTCGTACTACCGAGCGCGCTCCGTCGGCTTTCTGGACGGCTCGCTGGTGGTCTCGAACTGGAGCGACGCGTACAACCCTGGAATGCCGATCGGCTTGATCGTGATGTGGCCGTCCACCGCCGCGTCGATCCCGTCCGGCTGGAGCCGGGTGACCGCCCTCGATGGCGTCTACCCCAAGGG